TGTAGGCGATTCAAATAAAATTTTAGATAATTTAAATGACGGCGTACAAAGTAACCAATTGGAAGAATTTGATTTTATTTTTAGTTGTCCGCCTTATGGTAATCTTGAAATTTATAGCGATATGCAAGAAGATATTTCCAACATGGAATACCCACAATTTTTAAAAATATACGAATCAATCATTGCGAAGTCATGCAAGATATTAAAACAAGGGGAATTGGCTTGTTTTGTTGTGGGCGAATTTAGGGATAAGAAAGGCCATTTCTACGGCTTTGTTCCGGATACAATAAACGCTTTTAAAAAATGTGGAATGAAGTTCTACAATGAAATTATTTTATTAAATGCTATTGGTTCGGCTAGTGTAAGGGCTTCAACGTCTATGAAAAATAGAAAGGTTGTTAAGATACATCAAAACGTATTAGTTTTTCAAAAGATATGACAATTAATAAATTTTATATAGAAGATTGTTACGAACGCTTAACAAATAAAGATTTTAAATATAATTATATTATTACTTCGCCGCCTGACTTTAGCGAAATCGGTTTAGTTTTAAATGATAGTTATTATACATGGATAAAACCTTTTATTGAAAATTTTAATCCAATTAGCGGCTTTGTAACTATTTGCATAACCGATAGGAAAGCAAACGGCGGTATCATTCCAAAACATAAAGCGGTTATTGACGCTTTTACTAGCCTTGATTGGAATGTTTATAGTTACAAGTTATGGATAAAAACAACAAAGATTGATTTATATAAATTACCTTATCAACATTTAATTACTTTTTCACAAGGTAAAAGAAAGCAACCACAAAATAAAAAAATATTACAAGATTTATTTATGGTAAAAGGTAGCGGCTATAAAAATTCTATGCCGGTAGAAATTTGCGAAACATTTATAAAAAGTTTTACCGAAGAAAAAGATTTAGTTTATGATCCGTTTTTGGGTAGCGGAACAACGGCGATAGCTTGTAGTAATAATAATCGTAATTGGGTTGGTTCGGAAATACAAGAAGAAGTATCGCATGTAATAAAAGAAAGGTTAAAGAATGAAACTACAACAAAAAATAAATATTGAAGAAGTAGCTAAATTAACATTAAGAAATATATTATCTTCAAAAGGTATTATTTATAAACATTATGAAAACAAAATTAAAAAAAAATCCTTTTGCAAAGATTTTGACAAAAGCATATTACAAATTACGAATAATCAAACCCAAAAAGGGTAAAGGTAGCTATGTTAGAAACAATTATAATACTAGAAGTAATAGCGATTAGTTTATACTTTCTTCAAAATTAATAGTTGCGTTAAAGCTAAAAGATATTCTTTCATCATTTTTATCGCTTGAATTAAATGGATAAACAACATGCGTAAGGTTGTTAGGGAATAAAATCCAAGTACGCTCCATTTCGTTTGGCATAATTCTATAATTAACGTCTGTGAACATACCCTCCGAACCCTCTAAAAATTCAGTATTTCCGGAAAAATCATTATGTTGTTTGGCATTGTCCGTAGGAATCATTGATTTTGGTATTTGTAAATATCCAACACAAGATAAATGATAATTTTTTGATTTTGAATATTCCGTATGTCTATGTGCTGGGTTGTAATCGTTTGGTTTAGACACCACATACCAAGCTGAATTAATTAAAATGCTTTTAATCTTGTCTTCTTTGTAATGGGCATTAGTATAAGAAGCAATAATAGGGTCAAAAAATTGTCTTTTCCATTTCAACATTACTTCCGGCGTTATAAGATATTCTTCGGCAACATGGCCAACAAGTCTTTTACCCCAATCATGGTCTTTTTGCTTTTGTTTGTCTTGTCTTATCTTTTGCAAATCTTCTTTGAAATCTTTAATTAAGTCTAGGGGTAATGTTGCTTTTGCTAAAGTAGAACCGAATGGCTTAAAAATTTTAAAATTTATTTTGTCCGTCATAAATCGTTAATGTTATATAAATCTTTTATAGGAATACTCCAGCATTTAGGCCTATCAAGGCCAAAGTCCGTAAGGTATTTATCTTCTATTTTACTATGATAAGGAAACCACCCTTGTAATGTATATGTATGATTACCCTCATAAGTAATCAAAACATACTTAGCTTTTTTTTCAACCGGCCTAATGATTAATGTATTGTTATATTTTTTTTGTTGAGTTCTTATTTCTATATCTTCCCCAACGTCCGCTTTATCATACCGGTTATAAGTATCGCTATAACTTCCGTTAAAAAAAACATTCTTAGCTTTACAATAAGCAACTTCGCCCATAGCCCCTAAAATTCCTAAAGATAATGTTTTTTCTTCCGAACCTTTAAAACCATGTCCAAAGGTTTTTTTCATTTTTATATTTTCAACGTATCTTTTATTGGCAACTTGCGAAGCCATCTCTATTTCGTAAGGTTCTAGTTTTACAATCAAACTTCGTTACCCCAACAATCCCAACCTTGAACCTTTTGCCTAGCAAACAATTCAATTCTAGGTAAATCGCCGCAAAGATTTACAATGTTAGTTCTAATAATATCCGGTTTTCTTGAATGTTCCCTACGGTTATCAATAACTAATTGTTTTACATTTTTATAAAATCTTTTTGGTTTTCCTTTTGTAGCTAACAAACAAATTTCAGGGTTAGCCCTAGTCCAATAACCTAATCCCATAAAGAAATTATCATTTGTTTTATTTTTTTTAGCCCAAGTAAAAGCGATTGTTTTATATTTAAATCCCCATTGTTTAAGTAGTTTAAAAGATTTTTCCAAAAAAGGATCAGTAACCCACATAAACAAACAACAATCCACATCAGCAATATCATTGATATTAAGAGCCAATAAATCATTGAACTCCATACAAGGGTAATGATTGGTTGCGTTTCTATCTTCGCCTTTTTTAGAATAGCTTTTAAAGTACCAAGGTGGGTCAGCATAAATTATTTTATACTTCTTCGAATCTTTTAATATCGGTTTTTCTTTTAAAATCATTATCTTGCTCCTTTGTTTTGTCTTCTTGTTTGTGGTAGTCTTCTAATTTAACGCCGGTATTTGAAAAACTATCCCACCAACATTCAGCGCAATAGTCTTTACCATTTTCAACTACGTCTGCATGGTTCTTACATTTTACGCAAATTCTCATATCACCGTAAATATTCATTAATTAGTTTCTTTAGCTTGTTATTCCTTTTTAATATCGGAATAAATTCTTCTGCTAATAACGCTGTTTTTTCTTCGCCAATCTTATTAATGTTAATTTTATTTACCCAACAAATGATATGCCAAAGTTCATGGAATAAAGTTTTAGCCAACATTTGTTTTGATAATTTAGGATTGATTCGAAGTTCAAGTGTACTAGGGTAGAATATTGCATGACAGTCTCCGCAATTTTCCCAACTAACTTTGATTCGTTTTTTTTTATAATTAATGAATCGCAAGTCCATAACCTAGATTTATAAAAATTAATGTATAAATCAATTAAATAATGTATTGTTTTTTTACAATATTTGTATTAGTGTCCGAATCAATGCTTATAAAAATAGGTAAAATGTGGCTGCATAAGAAAGATGGGGGTTGCTTTTCGGCAGATCATCTTTCTCCCTCTCAATTAACTAAACCGATAGACCAATGGTTTAACGACTATTGCGTTCTTGACGAAAAAGATAGGAAAAAGCGACCCCCTAATATGCGAATGATTTTTGGTGGTATTGTAGGTAGGGCTATGCAAGACATGATAGTTCATAAGTTATCTATAAGCGAAGTTATGAAAGGAAAAAAAGATGCTAAAAGAGATAGCTAAGTTACAAACCGAAAATAGAAACTACCAAAAGCAACAAAAGAAACAAGATAGTTTATTAAGACAAAGGGACGAAGAAATTACCGAACTAAGAAAGAAATTAGATAAATACGAAAAAAAAGAAAAAGAAGTTGCAAAAAATCAAAGTTACATACATGCAAAAGCATTAAAAGAAATAGATCAAAAAAATCAAAATGAAAGGAAACATGACACAAAAGACGGAAGAAAAAAGTAAAGGCTCATTTAAAGACAGAAGAAAGGAATGTATAGATAAATTAGCCACAAGTGTAAAAGGAATGGATTTTAAAGGTAAAGAATATTTAACCGTTGCAAAAAGACATAATCATTTATTAAAATTTTTTCCGGAATCTAAAATTGACGAACAATTAATTTACCAAGACGATAATAAAGTTATTACTAAAACAACTTTGTATATTGGCGATACTCCTTTTAGTACCGGACATGCAGAAGAAAAAAGGAACGCCACTTTTATAAACAAAACTTCGGCTTTAGAAAATGCTTTTACTTCAAGTTTAGGTAGATGCTTGGCAAGTTTTGGTCTGCATGGTACGGAATTTGCTTCGGCGGAAGAATTAGCTAATGCGTTGTTAAATCAAAAACAAGGTAGTAGCGATAATTTAGAAAAACAAATAGACGAACAAAAAACACAAACCAAACTAAATTCTTTATATTCTAAATTTAAAACAAGACAGGAAGAAATAGAAGTATTGTTTAAAAAGAAAGAAGAATCAATCAAACAAAATGGAGGACAAAATGTCAAATCAGGTTGGTAAGCAAAAAGACTGGGTGTTATTTCCTTATGACGCTAATAACCCTAAAGCGGTAAAAATAGATTTTTCCGGTAATACAAAATTAGCGAATGGCGAAAAAGGAACTATACTAGGTTCAAAAGGTACAT